CAGGTCATTTCCTGGTGCAAGAGAATTAGAAGAAACACTAGATGATTTACAGCCACCACAACCACAGGCTAATCCTGCTGATAAACTGGTTGAGGTAGAAGCTGCAAAAGTACAGGCTGACACTCAAAAGGCACAGGCTGATGCACAGGTAAAAATTGCAAAGTTAGATTTAGACAGGCAGAAAACACAGGCAGATGTAGCCTTGAAGCAACAAAAATTAGAGATTGATGCAGCTAAATTGGTTAGTGGATGATTTCAAATAGTGAAGCACTCGGTAAAATAGTATGGTTGATGGGTCACTCAAGACAGCATCATGTGTATAGAGTGCAGGATTGTTTTAGGGTGATAATACCAGCTATTGCCAGTCAGAACTTTAGAATATGGGAAGGCAAAAAACATCCTTTAGGTTTTATGACTTGGGCTTGGCTCAATGAAGAAAACCACCAGAAGTATTTAAAAGGCCAAAAGATTATTGAAAGCCATGATTTTAAAGGTGGTGATAATTTATGGCTTATAGATATTGTTTGCCCTTTTGGAGATGTAAGAAGCCTAATGTCAGAAGGCAGGAAGCATTTAACAGATTTATATGGCAAACATGTTGTTAATTTTAAAAGAACAAAAAACGGATTAATTAAAAAGGTAAGATTATAATGGGTAGTGAAAGTTCATCTCAGTCTGATGAAACCATAGAAGCACAAGAAAGATTCCAAGATCAGCAAACTGGAAATTTTGGTGGAAGTGGTACAAATGTTAGTGATCCAAGTCAATCTGTTGGGTTTTCTGATGATCCTAATATAAATAGAAGATATGCTGCTGGACAACAACTTGCATCTGAAATTGTAAGTGGTCAGACAGATAGTCCTTCTATGCCTAATGTCCAAGCAAGGCAAGTCCAAGCAGACCCGACATTTGCACAAGAGCAATTTAATATTGATGAACTTGGTTTTGATCCAAATACAGAAAGAATAGATGTAGGATTTGAATTTGAGTCTTTTCCTTTTTTGTCACAAGAAATAGAAAGACAATTAGCACTTGGAAATCGTCCAGTTTACAACCCAGATGGAACAATAGGTGGTGTTACAAGTAGGTTAGCCGATACAAGGCAAGCAGGTTTGCTGCCTATGGCACTTCAAAATCTTTTGCCAGAAGCACAAGTATTTACTGGAAGACCAGAAATTGATCCTAACCAAAGTTTCTTTCAAGATGATGGGGGTGGAGATAATAACAATGAGAATATGTTTAGAAGAAGAACAACAGCAGAGATGGATACACCTCCAGTAACACCACCAGTAAGTGATGATCTTGCTTTGAATGTGTTACAAAATCCATTCTTTTTATATTCTGGTAGAGGTAATTTATTTCAGCCTTATGGCTATGCACCAAACACACTTGTTGACTTACTAGGCACAAGAAACCTAACTCAGCCATCAAGTGCAGCACCTAACCTTAATTTATTCGGCAACCCAAGGGATTTTGTATGAACATAGATATGGAAATGGCAGCAGAGAATTATAACAGTCTGTCTGAACAGGAAAAAGAAATTATAAGAGAAGCAGTGGATAGTCCACTCATGGGAGTTCTTTCAAAGGTTTTTGGTGATGAGTTTGTATCTGCTTTAGGTACATTCCAAAGACCAAGACGAAAGATGAATGCAGAGATGCAGCAACAAGTGGCAAATATGTTGATGAGATGAAAACAACATATATTTACCAAGACGGAAATCTTGTTGAAAAATCTAAGGGTGCAAAAGCAAACAGTGTGAATATCATGCGTGATATTGAGCCTTATCAGAATATCAAAGATAGAGGTTGGATAACATCAAGATCACAGCACAGAGAGTTTTTGCGTAAAAATAACTTTGTAGAAATAGGGAATGAACAAAATCATTTATTAAAATGAACGAAACACAATCACTTGATAACACTCAAGATACTGCACCAGAAAGTCCAGTATCTCAGCAGCCAGTATCAGAGACAGTAGCAGAAACACTAAGCAGAAGTCTGGCTGAATTACAACCACAGGAACAGAAAGAGGATGAAAATGTTCAGCAAGATCAAGAAAATGATAATGAAACTGATCCAGAGGTTTCAGAAGAAGACAGCAACTCTGTCGAAGATGGAGATTCTGGAGACACAGAAGAAACAGAAAGTGAAACCAGTGCAGAAGAAGAAGGGAAGACCGAAGAAAAATTAGAAGCCCCACAACACTGGTCAAAAGAAATTAAAGAAGATTTTAACCAGCTACCCCCAAAGTCTCAGCAACTATTTTTAAAGAGACACAATCAGATGGAAGCTGATTACACAAAGAAAACTCAAGCCCTGTCTAAATTTAGAAACAGACAGGAAGAGGTAACAAAGATTATTAGTCCATTCATGGGAGACTTTGAAAGGGCTGGTATAGATGAGGTCGGTGCAATAAGGCAACTTTTTGCAGCACATGATTATTTAAAAAAAGACCCCAAACAGGCAATAACTTGGTTAGCTACCAATTATGGGGTTGATTTATCAGCAGTCAATGATGACACAGCCGAGGATGATTATACTGACCCAGAAGTAAAAAACTTGAAACAGCAAGTAGCCCAGTTACAAGGATATTTACAACAACAACAAAATCAACAGATGCAAAGTGAGCAGCAGAGCACTCAATCCATGATTGACCAATTTGCAAACGAGAAAGATGAAACTGGTACTTTAAAACATCCACACTTTCCAGAAGTAAGGCAGGTGATGGGAGTTTTAATACAGTCTCAAAAGGCTAAAGACTTACCATCTGCTTATGAGATGGCTGTTTATGCAGACCCTAACTTGAGAAAGACTATGATTGATACTCAAGTTAAGAAAGCAAGTAAGAGCCAGGTAAAAACAGAAGCAGTGCAAAAAGCCAAAAAAACTCAAAGGTCAACAGTAAGAGGTAGTGCAACACCAGCAGAGCAAAAACTTCCAGGCAATCTTTCGATTAGAGAAACAATACAACAATCAATAAATCAACTACAACAAGGAAGGTAGGTAAGATATGGCAAGTCCAAATCTTTCAGAGATTGTAACAACCACTCTGCGAAACAGATCAAGACAGTTAGCAGACAATGTTAGCAATCACAATGCCCTTCTCCGTAGATTGCGTGAGAATGGTAATCAAACTACTGTAACAGGTAGAGATATTGTTCGTGAGTTGGAATATGCTGATAATGGTACAGTGCAGTTTTACTCTGGGTATGAAACCTTAGATGTATCTCCAGCAGATGTATTAAGTGCAGCAGTTTTTGACTACAAACAATTAGCTGGAAATGTAACAATTTCTGGTTTAGAGCAAATCAAGAACTCTGGCGAACAGGCAATCATTAATTTACTTGAAGCTAGAATTAATGTCTTAGAAAAGTCTATGATGAATAGTTTATCAACTTCATTATATTCTGATGGCACTGGTTCAGATGGTAAAGAGGTGGGTGGCCTTCAGCTTCTTGTCGCAGATGCTGGTACAGGAACAGTAGGTGGAATTAACAGTTCTACTTTTACATTCTTTCAGAATGTCCAAACCACAGCAACAAGTTCTGCTTTCAGTACAGCTAACGTACAGTCAGATATGAATAATATCTACTTACAATTAGTTAGAGGTGCAGATAGCCCAGACTTGATTATGGCAGGAACAAATGCTTATAAAGCATTCTTAGGTTCATTGCAGGCAATACAAAGAATTACATCAGATGATTTAGCAAACTCTGGATTTACTTCAGTGCAGTATCTAAATTCAGATGTTGTCTTTGACAGTGCTTGTGACACCAATAGAATGTATTTCTTAAATACTGATTATCTCAGACTTGAGGTAGCAGCATCAAGAAACTTTGTTCCAGGTGAAGCAAAAATGAGTGTCAACCAAGATGCAATGGTAACTCCAATGTTCTGGTCTGGCAATCTTACAGTTTCTAACAGAGCCCTCCAGGGCGTAATCCACACATAATAGAAAGGGGTAATAAAAATGGCTTATGTCACAGTAATGGGTATAGACCCAACAGAAGTTCATAGCACTCCAGAATTTATGCTTGGACAGCTAGGAGCAGTAGTAGCGAGTAACGCAACAAAAGTTTATAAATATGTTCAGTATGATACTGGTGCTGGTTCAGTCGCAGCAGCTAGTGGTAATGCAGCATATTACTATACTTTAGATGGCTATAAACTCAATCAAGTCACTTCTGATTTATCAGACTCAGTAGAGATTGGTGCAGGTATTCTGCAATCAGCACCTACTGATGGACAATATTGTTGGATACAAATAAAAGGTCCTGCAACTATGGCAGCAGCTTTGACTGCTGGTGCAGATGGTGACCCTTTAACTCCAACAGGTAGTTCTGATGGTAAATTAGATGTTTCATCAAGTGCAACAGATAATGTCTGTGCAATTGCAGGGGATATTTCAGATAAAGAAATTATCTGTACTTTCCCAGAATAATCTATCAAGGGTGGTGTAAAAGCCACCCTTACTTTCGGAGGATGTATGACAGTAAAACCACAGTTTTATGAAAGAGAATTTAACGGACAGATGAAAGATTTTGTTCGTATATCAGTTACAGGTAATCGAGATATTTTTGAAGCACCTGTAAGACCAGAGGATTTATCAAGATTTCCAGAAGAATGGGAAAACTACAAAAAATCCAAAGGTCAGAAGAAAAAAAAGGGTTCACCTCTCATTGATATACCAGGTATGTCAGAGCCAAGAAGAGTTGAACTTGAACTTGCAGAAATAGAAACAGTTGAAGATTTAGCCCTTGCAGAAATGGAAAAACTGCTTGGTTTAGGTCAGCCTTATGTTGAATTACAGAAGATTGCAAAACTAAGTATGTCTGCAAAAAAACAAGAAACAAAACCTTTAAATTTAAGTGTAACAAATGAGTCTACTAACAATATGTCAAGCAGTCAGTGATTTTACTGGGTTTGAAAGAGAAACAAGCATAATAGGCAATACTTCTCCAACAGCCAGACAATTACTTGCTTTATGTCAAAGAGAAGGCAAACAGTTGATGAGAGCCACAAACTGGGCTATCTTAACTAAAGAACATACTTTCTCAACATCAAGTGGTACATCAAGCTATGCTTTGCCAACTGATTTTGACAGATTTGTAAGCAACACTGCTTTTAATAGAACAGATAAAGAAGCTTTTACTGGGCCATTGACACCACAGCAATATCAAGAAGATCAGAATAATGCTTTGTCTTCTGGTATTACGCAAAGGTTTAGATTAAAGGCATCCAGTAATGCCTTAAAGTTTGATATTACACCGACACCAACTGCGACAGAAACAGTTGGTTTTGAGTATGTATCATCTCATTGGAATCAGAAAACAGATGGCACTTCTCAAGCAACTTTCACAGTTGATACAGACGTAGGTATTTTAGATGAATTACTCATTGAAATGGGAGTGACCTGGAGGTTTGCACAAATGCACGGATTAGATTATGCAGAGCATTTTAGACAATATCAGCTTGAGTTAAGACAAGCCATTTCAAGAGAAGGTGGCTCACCTGTTATATCACTTGATGATGCTAGAAGACTAACAGTCAGCCCATATAGCTTTAATCTTCCAGATAGTGGTTATGGTGGAGTCTAATGCTTCAAGCCTTACCATCTTCTGCTAGGTTTAGAGTTAAATCTGTATCTGTACCAGCACCATTAGGAGGGTTGAACTCAAGAGATAATCTTGATGCCATGCCACCTACTGATGCAATTGTAATGAGTAACTTTTTTCCTACTGTGGAAAAAATAACAACAAGAGAAGGATATGCTTCTTTTTGCACAGGTATAGGTTCTGGAAATGTAGAAACACTTGTCAATCATAATGCAGGTGCAAATAATCAGTTACTTGCAGTTGGCTCTGATGGCGTTTTATATCAGATAGATACTGGCAGTGCAGTGAGTAAGAAAACAGGATTATCAAATGGAAGATTTCAGACTGCTGAGTTTAATGGTAACACCTTGTTTGTTAATGGAACAGATACACCTTTTGCATGGGATGGCAGCAGTGCATCTAATCTGAGTATTACATTGTCAGACAGTACATCTGCTGACACACTCAAGGGTGTTCATGTTTATAAAAACAGAGTTTATTATTTTAAAGGCACAGATCAGAACTTTTACTTTTCTGCTTCTGTAGATACTTTTCAAGGTAACTTCACAAAGTTTCCATTAGGATTAGTTGGAACATTTGGTGGTAACCTTATACAGATTGGTACATTGACTATTGATGGTGGAGAAGGTGTTGATGATAACATTGCCTTCATTATGTCATCTGGTGAGGTACTTGTTTATTCTGGTACAAACCCAGGTTCTGCAACTGATTTTGCCTTGGTTGGTACATTTAGAATAGCAGAGCCGATTAATGAGCCTAGAGCCATTGCAAAACTCGGTGGCGATTTAGTTCTTATTACAAAAGCAGGGTACATACCTTTGTCTTTGGTTTTACGATATGATCTGATCGGCAATGAAGCCTTGGCACTAAGTGAAAAGATAAGAGGTACTGTCATCAATCAAGTCAAGCTAACTGGCTCGACAACAGGATGGCAAATACATTTGTCAGCAGATGGATCAAAACTATATTTTAATTATCCGACAGGAGATGGAACAGACCCATTTAACCAACATATATTTAACCCTATAACCAAGGCATGGTCTATATTTCAGAATATACCAGCCCATGTTTTTGCAAACTTTGCAGGCGATACTTATTTTGGAACTGCTAGTGGCAAGGTGTATAAGGTTGGAGGTACTGCTGATCTAACAGCAGCTATAGAAGCAGATATTTCATTTGCTTATAATTATTTTGGTGACAGAGGTTCTGTTAAAAGGTTTTCGTCTATAGCACCAATGCTTGAAGCATTAGGTGATATATCTTTTGATTTTGGAGTGGCAGTAGATCAACAAGCCCCTTCTGGTCTTAATTTATCACCTGGTACTTTTGCAAGTGAATTAGCAACTTGGGATGAAGCTGAATGGGATGTAGATTTATATGGTGATACAACTGGTGCAGGTATTATCCAAAAAAGAAAAGTCGTAGGAAGAATTGGAAGATCAGCATCCTTAAGAATAAAGGTATCATCTTCATCACAACAAATAAGTATTTTAAGTAGTAACTTTCATTTTATACCAGGAGGTCCATTGTAATGGCTTTTAACAGTAGTGGTACATTTTCAAGATTGTTTGATTGGACAGACGATAGGGATAATGGGATTAAAATCAGAGCAGACAGATTTGACCAGGAACTTGATGGTTTTGCAACTGGCCTAACAACTTGCATTTTAAAAGATGGTACGCAGGCAGCAACAGCCAAGATACCTTTTGCAGTAGGTTTAAGTGTCATTGATAATCAGACAATAGTCCTCGGCACAAACTCAGATATAGCTTTACAATATGATGAAACAACGAATGATAGCTTGGATATCTCTGCAAATGTAGAAGGTGCAGCCTTAAATATAACTCTGAAAGCAGACCAAGGTGATGACAATGCAGATCAGCACAAAATCAGTATTGCAGATGGTGGTACTTTAACACTTGGAAGTAAGATCAGTGGTTCATTTGTTACTTATCTTACACATACACCAAATGCAACTGTAGCAAGTTCAACAACTGCTGTAGCTGGTAATTTAACAGTTGGTGGTGACTTAACACTTGGTTCTGGTGCAGTAATATCAGAAGCAGAACTTGAACAATTAGACGGAATTTCTGCTGGAACTGTTACAGCATCAAAAGCAGTCGTAGTTGATAGTAATAAAGATATTTCTTCATTTCGCAATATCACCTTAACAGGTGAACTTGACGCAGGCTCTTTAGACATATCTGGTGATGCTGATATTGATGGTACATTAGAAGCAGATGCAATGACACTAAATGGAACTGCAATCACTACAGTAGCAACACTATCTTCTGGAATTTCAAACGGAAATGTTCTTGTTGCAACCAGTGGCATATCTGACAATGACTTTTTAAGAGTTGATGGAACATCTATAGAAGGTAGAAGCGTCTCAGAATTAAGTTCAGATTTAGGTCTTGGAACAGCAGCTACCCTTGCAGTAGGTATTTCAAACACAAATGTTGCTCAGTTTGGCTCTGGTGTAGCAGATGATGATTTTTTAAGAGTAAACGGAACAACAATTGAGGGTAGAAGTGCATCTGAACTGGCATCTGATATCGGAGCAGCTACCACAGATGATGCAACAGCATTAGCAATCGCATTAGGATAAGGAGAAAAAATGGCCAACACATTTAAGGTAGTCTCGCATGATGTCATGCCTGCTAGTGCAGGAACACCAGAAGACTTATACACAACACCAGGCAGTACAACAACAGTTGTGATTGGATTAATAATTGCAAACATTCACACTGCTCAAGTAACTGCAAGCGTAAAACTTGTATCAGATACATCTGGTGGAGGTCGAGCAGCAACAAACACAACAACATTTTTAATTAAATCCATGCCAATACCAGTTGGTTCTGCAAAAGAAGTTCCAATAGGTGGTAAAGTGGTACTTGAAACAACAGACAAGTTACAGATTGATTGTTCTGTAGCAGATAAGGTTTCTGTTACTTTATCCATCATGGAAATCACATGATAAAAACTCCAGAGTTTCAAGGCACACATTTGTGGGAAAGATTGTGTTGGGCAAAAGAAAACTTAGAAGGTAGGCAGTCAGATTATCGCATTGTATGGGAAGACCCAGATAAACCAGAAGAATGTTCTAAGATCACAGTTCCAGACCCTAACTGGATGGCTTGTGCTCTTCAAGGTGGCATATTACCACCAGTAGAAGTTTACTGGGCTCTAGCAGAAGATGAAGCCAAACCAGATTTTAAAAAACATACAAGAGGTTACTTACTACACAACACAAAACCAGTTGATGCAATGACAGAAGAACAGGCCATTGAGTATCTCATAATGAAAGACATACCACAAAGAGTATGGAGAGAATATCAGAAAGCTAATAAACCAAGATTAGTTATTTGTAAAAAGGATCAGCTACCAAGTACACGAATATGGAGAAATGCTTGGAAAATTGATAAATCAATCAACACCAAAGAAGAAGTAGCATAAGGAGTAAAAAATGCCGACAACAAATA